GCGCCGCTCGGCCGGTGACGTGTCCCCGCTGATCGCGGCGATGATCGCCCGCTGGGCCCACCCCAGCGTCGCCGGTGCAGCCCCCCACGTCGCCTAGGGCCGCGAACGTCGGATCGTCCGCACCCCAGGTACCACCCGGCCCCGTTTCGGGGCTGAGAAGTCGATGCACTTGCAACGACCGCCGAATTACCCTAGACCCCGCGGTCCAGTGGACGCCGAGCTGCTCGCCCAGGTGCAGAAGCACGTTCCCGTCCTGCACCGGGCCGCCGAGGTCCCCCAGGTCGACCCGCGGACCCACACCCCGAACGCGGCGACGGCGACCGGGAGCGTGGGTCCGCAGTCGACCGGCGGCGCCGTCCTCGGCGCGGATGACTGGGCCGCCGTCTACGGGCGCCCGTGGTGGCATCCCGAGGCGTGGGACGGCTGGCCCGACGGGTGGGGCACACCGTGGGGCGAACCACCCGACGGCCGCCAATGGTCCGGTGAAGGCGCGGGCCGCCAGCTCGAGGACCACCTGGCCCGGGTCGGCCAGGTGATGACCTGCATCGACCTCAACTCGTCGCAGCTCGCCTCGTTTCCGGTGTACGGGGTCCGCGGGGTCGAACCGGTCGAGCTCCCGTCGTGGTCGTCGAACCCCGAACCGCTCAACTACACCGACTGGTCCGACTGGATGCAGGCCACCGTCAACGCCCTCTGCGGGCACGGCGAATGCTTCGTCTACGCGACCGGGTTCTTCGCCGACGGCTACCCGGCCCGGTTCGTCACCCTCGCCCCCGGTGTCGCCCACGCCGAACCCGACCCGGCCGGCGGCGTCCGCCTGATGATCGGCGACACCATCGTGCCGCGCACCGACATGTTGCACATCCGGTATCAGACGTTCGCCGGCCGCGCCTCGGGTGTCGGCCCCCTCGAATGGGCGTACCGGGCGGCGATCGGCGCCGACGTCCTCGACTCCTACGCCACCAACCTGGCCCGCTACGGCGTGTGGGCGGTGCTGCGCCACCCCGCCAACCTGAACGCCCGCCAACGCGACGACCTCAAAGCGAACTGGATCACCGCCCGGTTGAACAACCCGGCGGCGCCGGCGGTGCTGTCGGGTGGCGTCGAGTTCGACACCGTGTCCCTGTCGCCGCGGGAGATGGCGTTGCTCGAGTTGGCGACCGCCGACAAGCAGGCGATCTGCGCCGCGTTCCGGGTCCCGCCGTATCTCGTCGGGATCGACCAGCCCGGCTCGATGACCTACGCCAACGCCTCCACCCTCACCGACCACCACTGGCGCGTCGGGCTGCGCCCGTTGGCGAAGCGGGTGGCGACGGCCCTGTCGTCATGGCTCCTGCCCCGCGGTACCCGGTTGGAATTCGACCGCGACGAGTACATCCGCCCCGACCTCGGAGACCGCGCCAACGCCTACAGCGTCCTGCACGCCCTCGTCGACGACGACGGCGCCCGGGCGCTCACCGTCCCGGAGATCCGGGCCGCCGAACGGTTCCCGTCGCTGCCGGGCACCAGCCCCGACGACGCCGCCGCCGACTCCGGTATCCGAGGAGCGTCGAACCCGTGACCGAGATCCTGGTGCGCCGTGGCCGGGTCGCCGACTACCACCTGGACCGCCACGAGCTCGACGCCCTGCTCGTCCCGTACGACGTCACCCGCACCGTCGTCGACCAGATCGACGACGGCCGCCTCGACCGGTACCGCGAGAACTTCGCCCCCGGCGTGTTCGCCGCCCAGGTCGCCGACCCGGCCCGCCACCGCGGCATCACCCTCCGCGACGGGCACACCAACCGCGACCGCGCCGGCTACGCATTGGAGCTGTCCGACGACGCCGCCGGCGTCCGCGGCCGGTTCCGGATCCTGCCGAACGCGTTCGACGACATCGCGATGATGCTCGACGACGGCGTCGACGGGATCTCGGTCGGGTTCCTCGCCGTCCGTACCCGCATCGTCACCGACCCCGACGGCGACATCCGCCGCCGCACCCGCGGCCTGCTCGACCACGTCGCCATCGAACCGGTCCCCGCCTACGACGACGCCCGGGTCCTCGCCCTCCGCGACGGCGACCCCGACGCCGACGGCGACGTGGCGACCCCGGCCCGTGACGACCTCGCCGCCTACCTGACCACCCGACGTTCCTGATCCACCCATAGAGGAGAACACGCCATGCCCACCCTCGGACATCCGACGCTCGACCGGCTCGACGCCGAACGCCAGACGATCACCAACCGGCTGAACATGATCCTCGACGACGCCGCCGGCGACGAACGCGACCTCGACGACGACGAACAGGTCAAGGTCCGCGCCGCCCGCGACCGGCTCGAGGCGATCGACACCGAGGTCGAACTGATCGCCGGTGTCATCACCGTGGACCGCAACGCGTCGGCCCGCCTCGCCGCCCTGCCGACCCGGGCGAACCCGGTCCCCGCCGAAGGCGTCCTGTACCGCACGGGTGGCGACCTGCTCTACGACATGCTGCACCAGGCCGACCCCGACCGGCGCGAACGGTTCCGTACCGTCATCACCCGCGCCGCCCAACACATGGGCACCGACGCCACGACGACCACCGCGACCGCCGGCGACCTCGGCGGCCTGCACGTGTCCGCCGTCGTCGGACCGGTGTTCCGACCGGACCCGAACCAGGCGCAGCTGACGTTCGGGCTCGGCGCCACCACCGGCCCCGCGGCGTTCACGTTCGAGCGGCCCCGCATCGTCGACGGCCTCACCCCGGTCGCCCCCGACGCCCAGGCGTTGGAGAAGGGCGAGGTGGCGTCGCGGGCGTTCACCGTCGAGTCCGACACGTTGAAGTACACGACCCTCGCCCAGTACATCAACATCTCCCAGCAGCTCCTCTCGTGGCAGCCCGGCTCCTTGCAGGTGATCCTCGAGCAGATGCGCCGCCGCCAAGCGAAGGCGCTCGACGCGTTCGTGCTCGCCGAGATCGACCAGACCACCGGGTCGATCTCGCTCGAGTCGACCGGGGACGCCGCCGCCGTGCAGGCGGCGATCGCCGCCGCCTCCCAAGCCGTCTACGAGGACACCGGGTCGACGGCGACGTGGATCGCCACCGGACCCGCCGGCTACTACCGGCTGATGGCGCTCACCGACGCCGCCGGCCGCCCCCTGTTCCCCGCCGTCGGCCCCGCCAACGCGCTCGGCACCGCGGCGATGGGATCGGTGATGGGCTTGAACCTGATCCTCACCCCGGCGATCACCGACGGCGCCATGTACGTCGGCAACGGCACCGCGGCGGAGGTCTACCTGTCCGAGCTCCCCGTCCTCGAGGCCGTGGAACCGTCCGTGTTGGGCCGCCAGGTCGCGCTCGGTGTCGGCGTCATCGCCTACCGGCCCACCGACATCGCCAACGCCATCCAGAAGATCGAGGACACGACCCCGTGACCCTCGACGCGGCCCGGAGGCGGTGAACGGTGACCGACCTGTCGCGCTACTACGACGAGTCGTACCCGCCGTCACTGTGGGCCGGCCCGCCGCCGCCACCGCCGCCGCCGCCGCCGCCGGTACCGGCCGAGTCGTGGACCAAGGCGCAGATCGTCGCCTGGCTCCTCGACCACGGCGTCACCCTCGACGAGACCGCCCTGATGGCGCTCACCAAGGCCGAGCTCCTCGCCCTGGCCGCCGACCTGTCCGACGACGAGACCGAACCGTGATCGACCCGGCCAACGACACCGCCGAAGTGTTGGCGCAGATCGTCGCCTGGCTCCTCGACCACGGCGTCACCCTCGGCGAGGACGCCCTGATGGCGCTCACCAAGGCCGACCTCCTCGCCCTGGTCGCCGACCTGTCCGACGACGAGACCGAACCGTGATCGACCCGGCCAACGACATCACCGCCGAAGTGTTCGGGTCCGATCCGGTCCCGCACGACCTGACCGCGCTGCGGGCCGACCCGGTGTACGGCGACGGCGTCTACGCCGGGGTGCCATTCGGGCCGTGGCAGTTCGTGCGGCTCGGCGACGGCACACAAGCCGCGTGGTCGTCGCCGACGGCGTCCTGGTCCGCCGGCGCAGCCCCACCTGTCGC